CTTTTAAAGAAAATACACCTGCTTTTTGAGCTGCATTTGCAACTTGAATTAAAATTTCTATAGCTTGTTTTGTTTCCATAATTTCAATAATCTTTATAATTTTTGTAAATTTTATAATCTTTCTAAACTTAAATGATTTAATACTGCATCTTCTACTACAATATTATCATCTCCCCAAAGATTATATTCTTCTTCTGTTAAATAATAATTACCATCCGCTAATTTTTCAGTTATTTCTCCATCAACTTTAAATAATTCATAAAAAGTACCGCAATTTGTTGCACTCGTTGTAAATGGCAAAATAGTTACTTTTAAAAAATTTGCTTCTTTTGCAGGATAACCTACAGGAATTGATTTAATTTGTATCATTGTTTTTTTTATTTATAATTAATTTAATTAAATTTTGTTTACCAAGTATTTTGTTTAATAATTACCCAAGAATATGACGAAGCTCCTGTTTGCATAACTTGTTCACAATACGAATTGTTTGTGTCACTTCTATATCTTATCGCTCCAACGTTTGATGACGAAGCAGTTGCTGTATCGTTAGCTACTTTTACAGAGCCGTTAACCTGTAGTTTGCCTGTTCCGTTGTCTGAGGTAGTACCTATAAGTACGTTGCCTGATGATGTGATACGCATTCTTTCTGTAGAACCACCTGTAGCGAAAAGCATTTCATTTCCTGCTCTAATACCTAACTGACTAGATGTACCTCCAGTAATTGATGTCCCAGAACCTATAACGCCAGTGTTATTATTATATCTAAAGAAAGAATTAGTTATGTTTATACTACCATTTACTTGTAATTTTGAAGCAGAACCATCATCTGTTGTTGTGCCTATTAGTACGTTGCCTGACTCAGCATCAATATACATCCTATCTGCTTGAACTGGTGCAGAGCCATTCCAATAACCAGTTCTGAATAACAACCCACTAGTAGCAGCTCCTCCGCTATTTGTTCTTGAAACTATTTGAGCATCATAATTGTTTCCATTAAAAACATTTCTAAATGTCAACCCATATCCAGCAGTGGAAGGTACAGTTATAGATTGAGCTGCTACTAAGGCGCCACTCAAAGTTCCTCCAGCTAATGGTAACTTAGTTGAATCAGTAACAGTTATGTTTGCACTACCATTAAAACTAACTCCATTAATTGTTCTAGCAGTTTGTAACGTAGTTGCTGTACTTGCATTACCAGTTAACGCTCCAATGAATGTGGGTGCTGTTACAGTACCATTAACTTGTAGTTTACCAGTACCGTTGTCTGAGGTAGTACCTATTAGTACGTTGCCGTTTCTTAAAATATCAATCAAAGAATTACCTGCTCTTGTAAATTTAAAAGCAGGCGTTGTTAACGTTGTGAAATCAGTACTTGTATTTGTTCTTGCGTCAAAACGCATATCAGGACTTGAATTAACATCATTAGTACCTGCTATAAATAACAACCCTGTTCCATCATTAGATTTACTTGACATTGTAGGGATAGCAGTAACTGTACCTGCATTTGAAAAAGAGATACTTCCATTCTGTTGCCCTGACATACTAAAATCAGCTCCCGTTATTCCTGTAAAAATATTAACCTTACCTATTGGTGTTGTAGTACCAAAACCAACATTTCCTAAATTATCTATTCTAAACCTCTCAGCATAAACATTAGAATTGTTTCTTGTGCTAAATATCATTGGAACACCACTAACATTAGTTCGTGCATCTTCTACATTAATACTTGCCACATCAGCAGGCGAATTACTTTTCCATAAAATACTATTTTCAATTGGAGACGCTGTTGTTCCGTTGCTTAATGTTCTCAATATTAATCCAGCACCATCCGTACTTTGATTGTAAATACCTCCTTGTGTGTTTAAAATATTACTGTATGGAGCGACAGTAGTTCCTATACTAATAGTTCCTGTACTTCTTTTTACAAATAATACATCTGATAATTGAGCATTTGCATCTGTATAAGAGGTTAATCTTAAATCAGAACCTGCATTACTTCCTGCTTCAGCAGTATTATCTAATCTCCATCCCCATCTTCTTGACCCAGCAGTACGCATACTAATAGTTCTTATGCTTCCTGAAGCACCATTTATAATTAAACTTGCTCCTGTTTGTGTGTTTGAACCTGCTTGCACTTCAACATTAGCAGTTAATGACCCTGTAGTATTTACAATTGTACCATTGTCAGATAAAGTACTATTACCTAACGCATTTACTCCTGTAAATTTTGGAATAGTGTTAGTAGTTCCTGTACCTGTTCCTGTAATTGGATTAGTTAAAGCATTTTGTTTGTTGTTAAAAGTGTTCCAATCAGTAGATGATAAATAACCATTTGTCGTTGTATTTGCTTGTGTAATTCCAATAGTTCCTGTTCCTGTAATAGTTCCACCTGTTAATGGTGCAGAAGTTCCAACACTTGTAACAGTCCCTAAGTTAGAAGTATAACCATTTGGATTACTATTTGGATAATAAGTTCCGTTATCATAAGAAATAGTTGTACCATTTATTTTAACAAATCCTAAACCACTTAAAGCATTTTGTTTAGTTGCTAAACCTGCATTAGTATAATTATTAGCACTCGCTAAAGTTGAAGCATCAGCGTTAGTTCTATTTGTTACCTCTGTATTTAAAGCAGATTGAGTTGCGTAATTTGTTGAATCTAAACTGCCATTACCTTTTACAAATTGAGAACCTGAACCGCCTAATAAAGTTGATAATTGTTTATTTTTCCATAAACCTGTAGAACTTTCATAAATTAACAAATCATTATTTGATAAAGTACCGAATAGTACATCTGAGCATTCGTTTAATTCTTGTGTGTTTTGAATCTTAACATAAACAGAACCTTGAGCAGATTTTTTAGTCACATATCCAATTAATACTAGATGACTTGGTGAAGTTGGTTTAATATTTGTATATTCACCCGCTGTATTACTCAACCAAACTATATCACCCTCATTAAAAGCTAAAGTGTTTAATCCGTTAACTAATCCTGTAATAGTAACAAATCCACTAGAACCATTTAGAATATTTTCAGTAACCATTCCTAAAGTAGCTGCCGAAGTAGTTTCGTTCAATGCACTAGCTAGACTTACAGATGGTAGGTTTCCAGTTGCTCCTGTAATATAAACTATTTGTCCATCAGTCAAAGTACTTCCTGTAGTGTTTTTAACTAAAACTCTTTCTTCTTGTCCTATTTGTAAAGTTGTAGCACCAACACCATCGATTAAAGAAAGTGTTTTACTTACATTATCCCAATATAAAGAACCTACAGAAGTTGGAACTATAGGGTCTAAATCAAAATTAACAACATCAATATTTGCATTATTAGCTGTTAAATCAAAAGAACCTAAATTAACATCATCAGTAGCACCTATATAAGGCACTAAATTATCAACATTTGCACCATCAATTTTAGTTATATTAACTTCTATTAAATTAGGATTGACAACTATGTCGATATTTTCAGCTATTTCGTTAATCGTTATATCTATATTATCTGCCATTTCTTATCGTGTTACTTCTGATTGAATAATGAAATTTCCTTTTACGTATGTCTTAACTGTGCCGTCAGCTAATTTAATTTCAATGTCATAAACATAAGAACAAGGCTCAATATTTATGATTTGCTTGTTGATTTTAAATAACCCACCTACAGCATCATTTATTGTTATACCAGCATTATCTATAGATGTTAAAGCTAAAGCGTAAGTTAAATCACTTGCTTTCCTCCTTAATTGCATTCTAATTATAGCACCTGTTAAATCCATAGCTACAGTATTAACTTTAACAGCAAAGTTTACAGCATCGAATGTATCTCCTTTTATATGTGTAAAATTCAAACTCATTTCTTATTTTTATTTATTTTATTTAAAAATAATTCTAACTTCTTTACGTTAGTTTCTTTCGGTTTGTAAGTTTCTTTTTTGAAAATATAATAATCCATTATTTCTTGCGTGAATATGATTTTCGTAATTTGTTACCCATTCTAAATTTTCAACTCTATTATCAGTTTTAATACAATTTATGTGATTTACTTGTTTTTTTAATTCTGTATTATCAATAAATTCTTTCGCAACTAATTGATGCACTAAATGGTTTCTTTTTACTCCATCTATATTTAAAGTACATCTTAAATAACCTTTATTAGTAATCCAAAAAGGAACTAATTTACCATTGTAAGTATAAAGTGTTTTAATGTTTGGGTTTTTAGGATTAGTTCTTTCAATTTTTCTTGTAATGCTTCTAACCCTTCCAAAATTACTTACTTCATAATAGCCATTGTATACACTTATTGGCTTCCAAATTTCTGTTTGCATACGCTTTTTATATTAAATTATTAATTATACAAATATAGTTAAATTACCCAACTAATAAAATTTGCATCAGAATCAGGAAACATATCGCCATTTGAATTTAAATAATACTCAGGGAATGAAGCTTGATTATAACTCATAAAATCAATAAATCTTTTAGTATAATGTTCAGCTATATTTCTTTCCTTTTCAACCAAGAAATCAATTTCATTCTTTTCAGCATTAATACTGTTTTCTGAATTGTGTTTATATACTCCTTTATTAGCAATAGTATAAGCAGCGAAAGGCAAATATTCAACCATTGCAAAATGTATCACCATAGGCTTTATATACTTACTTAAAAGCGTTGTATATGGACTTTCTAATGTGTTTGATACAATTGCATCATTAATTTTATTAAATAGCTTTGTACCTAAATAGTTTTGGATATGAATATCCTGTGCTATTTTGATAAATTGTGTGTACTTATCAACATCAATATTACCACTTAAAGCAGTAAGTTTAACAATGTCATCTCTAGTAACGAATAAAGCCTGTGCCATATTATATTAATATAAATCTGTTATTATTACCTCTTTTCATTCGTATGTGTTCTGTTTTATATTTTAAATTAAGTGATTCACAAGCTTTTCTAAAACTATTAAAAAAAACACCTGTGTATAAATCTAAAGTCATAATTCCATTAGAACTTTCTTTTCCTTTATGTGATAAAGAAAGGTTTTTTATATGTTCCTTAGTAAATGTTCTTCCTTTTGCAGAACTACTCATTTTCTTTTTTGTTTCATCACTATGAATATATCCTTTTCTTGAATTAATTCTTTTTATTATTTCTTCATCAGATTGAATTCTACCTTTATGAACTTTAGTTATTTTATTAATAGTTTCTTGTGAATGACCTTTAACACCATCACCTCCATCTGTTAAATTAGTAAGTAAACCTTTTTTTAAATCCTTTCTTCCGTATAAAGAAATTAATTCAACTTCTTTTTTACACGCTTCTTCCCAAGTTAAATTTTCAAATAATATATCTACTCTATAATCAGTTTTAGACACAATATTATTCCAATAATAATTTCTACTATATTTAGAATATGCTCTTTTATATTCGTTACCAATACCTATATAAAATATAGTATCATTATCTAATCTTGTATGTGAATAAACTATAGCCATTTTATTAACCTTCGTAAGCTCCTCTTGTCGGTGTGTCTATTGGTCTTGTAGAAACTAAAGAATCATTTTTAACTATATAACCATATTTTTCTGCTTTCGCACCTGCTATTTGTTTGGCTTTTGGAGAATTAACATCTATATTAACTCCTTCAAAACTTGCATACACTTGTTTATTCCATCTATGGTGGCAAAATTTTCCACCTTTCCAAAGCCAAATATTATAAGTATCTTCACCATTTTTACCTAAACCTACATTTACAGGTTGATTTGACATTCTTAATATATCTTCTTTACGATATATCTTACCTGCATCAATCATTTTTTGACAAAATTTTCTGCTTTTAGTAGTAGTTTCGCCAGCATATACGTAACGAGTAATAAATCTAATACCATCTATAATTTCATCTTGTTCAGATTTAGCATTAGGATTTGCTGTTCCTGTACTAACAAAATTATATATTTTAGAAAGTAAACTTTGTTTTTTAACTTTATTTAATAATTCGTTTTCTGAATCATCAGTATCATAATTAACTTCATTTTCGTCAATTAAAAGCCATTTTTCATTTGGTTTTTCACCTAAAGCAATCAACTCATCAGCAATAGAATCATCTAAATCAAATTCATCAGAACAACAAACTTTTTCAGAACTCATTTTAACACCTGTTTCTTCTTCTTTAGTTTCAGCGTCTAAACCATTAGTATCTATCATTTCTAAAGGTTGTATAGTCTTGAAATAAAGTTTTAGTGTAATATTATTAACTGATAAAATATCATCTAAGGCTTCAATTATTTCTAATTGATAAGGTTTTACAACTAAATTATCATATAATAAAGTAGCAGTTTCAATTTCATCAGCGTTATTTCCTAAACCACCACCTGTATCTCTAATTCCTAACAGCATAGGACTTGTTACTCTATGTCCTACAATTAACTTTTCAAAACATTCTTTAGATAAATACTCATAGTGAGCTGGTGCGTCATTTAATGGAATATCATCTACAGTAGTTTTACTTTCTGCATTTGAATTAAAAGCAATAATAACTTTTTCCCCTTTAGAACCTGTTAATTTGCTTAAAACATCACGCTTTATTTCATCTCTTTTTTCATCACTAGGAATACCATTATTAAAGTTGATTACTTTAGTTCCTGAAAATCCATTCTTAACATCGTTAATTAAATAATCAGCAATTTCTTCTTCTAACAAAGCATAAGGTAAAGCACCTGAATAGTCTATAGGTGTGTAATAATGAAAACCACTTATATATGGTCTTATAATGTATAATTCAACTTCATTTCCTTTGCCAAATCCAAAAGCAGGAATACGCTTAGCTTTTTCAGACGGTTTCTTTTTAGTCCAGTCAGGATGATAATACCAAGCTTCAATTTCTCCTTTATCGTTACATCTCTCAGCTCTTAAA